GAATATCATTGGAAAACAGTTGCACGCCCTACCTTAACAGACTTTAAAGGTGAGGCGTTTTTTATTGGCACCGCTGCAGGTAAAGATAACTACTGGTATGAACTATGCCGAAATGGCGCAAAGGCTGGCAATGTCGAAAAGAATTGCTATAATGACATAGATTTGCCACAAAGCGAAAACGGAAGCGACAATTGGATAACGTTCCGCATGGAAACAACTGACAATCCAAATATTGACCCCGATGAAGTTGCAGATGCTAGCCGCGACTTGGACCGCTTAACGTTTGAACAGGAATACAAATCTGTATTTGTTGACTATTCAGGTGAAGCATGGGTTTACGTTTTAAAAGACAAAAGCATTCAGCAAAAAGTATTTCAGCAATCAAAAAAAATCAATTGGGAAACGGAGCAAATTTACGTTTCGTTTGACTTTAATAAGATACCAATGACCGCGGCTGTAATGCGCAAAACTATTTTGCCGCCCGATGTATCAGCACGTTCACGTTATCGCTATGGTGTGCATATCGTAAAGGAATTTAAGATAGGTAGTGAAGAACGCGGCGAGGCTTCAATATATGATACATGCCAAGCGTTTAGGGAATGGGTATTTGCTGAAACAAATAAAAAGATAGGTCGCTGGTCCGATACTGCTATATATCCATGTACTATTCCGCTATTGATAACAGGCGATGCGAGTGGTGATAGGTCCGATGGAAGGCAGCGTGTTTCAAAAACATATTACGAAATTATACAGGAAGAACTGCAATTGCCTGCACGTTTTTTTGTTGTGCCTAAAGCTAACCCCCTGCATGCTGAAAGTTATGTGCAAACAAATACTATTATAAGCATGTGCCCTGACTTTCAGATTTACGAGGACAAATGTCCGGGCTTACGTATGGACTGTTTGCGTATTAAATCAGATAATAGCAGGCGAATCATTAAAGGCAAAGGCGAAGAAAGGCAGGCAGACTTATTAGACAATTTAAGATACCTACTTAATACATTTTGTCAAGACATTAAGCTATGATTTACCGCCCCAAAATTAAAGTACATTCTGATGCTGAAATAGAATATTGGAAAAATCTAATAAATGAAAAGCGCAGACAAAATAAAACTTTGCAGCGCTGGATAGTTATGTCAGATGTTCATAGGCCGTTTCATAATCAGATACTATGGCAAAAAGTTCTAAGACTTATTAGCGAAATGGGAACTAATTTGCACGGTCTTGTTATTGCAGGAGATTATTTAGATTTATATACGTTAGGTTCTTATAATGCTGAATCTTTGGCAAACCTTTCGGGTTTAACTTTGCAAGATGAATATATTGATGGCTTGCAGGGTATTGATGAATTAAACGGCGCGTTCAAAGGCGCTAAAAAATATTTCTTATTTGGCAACCATGAAGACCGATATTTCAGACACATTAAAGAAAAGGACAATGCAAAATACGGCGGCGCTTTAATAAATCCTACTGAAGCGCTTTACTTGCATGAACGTGGATGGGATGTGAAAACAGATTGGCAAAGCGATTATTTCACGATAGGTAAACATCTTGACATAGTTCACGGCGTTTACACATCAATACATGCAGCAAAAGCGCACTTAGACAAAACACAGCATAGTGTTATGTTTGGACATACACACCGCGTTCAATGTTATCATACCGGGAACAAAGCCGCGTTTAATATTGGCGGTTTATATGACATTAAAAGCAAAGGGTTTTCATACATGCCAAGGTTTCAGCGCCAACTGTGGGCTAATGGTTTTGCCCTTGTTAATGTCGATGACGCTGGTAACTTCTATGTTGAACAGGTTAATGTTTGGGCTGATAAGTTTTTAGCTAATGGTAAAATGTATTAGCATATTGTTGAAGCTAACGAGGTGGTCTATCGGACAAACATTGTAGTATAAGGATGTGCAACCCATTTGCTATAATATCTATAGTTTAAATTCTTTTGTAATCTTAAACCCATACTAATCCTATGCTGCCATGCTTTCCACGGCGTTTTATTTATGTCTGAATAGTCAAGCCAAAAGTAGCAGCGGTTTGTTTTAAGTTCATTGTTTAGCACGGAACTAATCGCATAGTATCTAATCATTGAAACGTTTACTGTTTGTTCTCTATTGAAATGCCAAAACGAAATATGTTTATGTTTACGGTAAAATCTGCGAACGTTTGGAAAGCAATTGAAACTATCATTAAGAACTAACCCTAACAGGCAGCTGTCAGGGTTATCAGATAGTATAAGTTCACGAATCCATTTTGATTCTTTCATATTTATTTTTTATTTTGTCGAATGCTTGCTTTTCTAATTGCCGAGCACGTTCACCCGTTACATTTATTATTTCGCCTATCTGTTTATAGTCTTTGGCATAATCTTTTAAATATCTATATTCAATAACTTTGTATTCTTTAGTGTTTAAGCCTTTAGTAAGATATTTAAATACTTTTCTGCTATCAGATTGTAAAGCCATTGAATCTGTTTGCGAATCAGATGCAGGCGTAAATATTTCGTTACCATCTTCATCTGTATGGTCAAGACTTACACAATATAACATTTCTTTAGCCATTTTAACATAGTGTTCTGATACATTAAATTGTTTGGCTATTGATTCAATAGGTTCATCTTGAATATTTGCAATCTGATGTTTAACAATATGTGCCTTATCAGGATAGCGTATCATATCGCGTTTAGTGTGCATGTATGACTGTATTTCGGACCGCATCCTATAAACAGCATACGAAATGAATTTATTATCAGATGAACGGTCAAAGCTATCAGCCGCTTTAATTAAGCCTATCATTGATTCTGAAATAATATCCATAATGTCCACGTTTGGCATGTTATGTCTAAACGCTACTGATATTGCAAACATCATATTATGATTTATCAGCTGCTCACGTGTTGCTGTGCGCTCCTGTTCAAATGTCAAAGGCTTATATCTATTTGCTTCAGTTAAAAGTCGCTGCAAAATGCCTTTTTTTTCGTGTGCTATATTTAGCTTAACATCAATTCGTTTCATTAACATAAAATTTTCTAAGTTTAGCAACTTGTTTACTATTGCGCTGGCAAATAAAAGCATCTGAATAAGCACGTTGCCATGAAGTCAAAGATATTTCAGCTTCAAACTTATCAGGGTAAACAATCATAAGCCTGTAATAATCCCCTGCTTGTTCGTACATAACCGTGTCAAATGGCATAATATCAAGCTGTTCGGCTGTTACATATTCAGGTGTTTTAGTGCTAAGTATTTGGATGCAATAGATAGTATCTGTTTGCGCGTATGCTGTAGCGCTAATTAGTAAAATAAAAAATAGTGTTTTCATGTGTGATTTGATTTTAAGAATTTAGTAAATTATATGCGCGTGCTAAACGTGTCATACCTATGCCACCGCCAAAACGTGGAAAAAAATCATGTTCTAAAAACTGTTTTAATTCAGCTTCAACACGTTCTTTGCCAAACAATTCAAATAACTTATCAGCATATTTACCGTTTTCAATTGTATAAAAATTATTAGCCATTTTAATTGCATCGCAGGACCTTTCAGCACTTCCGATTGTTTCCTGACCGTATAATATAACATCTGTTTTTGCATAAATATCAGCTGCTTTATGTTTCATATTCCAAAATGGATTAGTACGATAAGGAAAGTTTTCAAGTGATATTACAGCACCGTAATCCTGCCACATCAAAAATTCGTGTTCATCTTCTAATATTTCAGTATCGTATCTATATGCCATGCTTTCATAATCTACATGGTAAACGCGTGGAAAACCTAAATAATCTAATAATTCAGCTTCAAGTTCTAACATATCATCCATAGTTCCCTTAGATTCAAATTCAAACATTGGGAATATAAGTTCATGTCTGCCTGCAATAGGATTTTTTTCTTGTCTATATGATGTGCTGATACAAAAAACACCATCCCAGCCAGGATTGTTAAGTAATTCATATTCTAGCCACATTTGCCCTGTTTGTGGTAGTGGCCAAACTTCACCTGAATAATTAAAAGTTGTAATGCTGTGCGGATTTTCACAGGCTGCTAATATTGATAAACGCGATTGTGTTGGAACTTCTAAAAAGCCACGTTGTAAAAAGAATGTGCGCATTTTTTGCACAAGTTCATGATAAACTTTTGTTTGTTTCATTTTTAAAATGTTTGATTGTGTTAAAGATTCGGTTTTGTAGGCTGACCGAAAACCTTGATGTTTTATTTAAGTTTATTTTTTTTGAATTCTTGAGCTTTTGATTCTGAAAGTTCTGCAAGGTTTTCAGCTGTTTCAATTGGTAAACCTTTATTTAACCAATGTCTAACAATATTCTTTTTTAATGTTCCTACTAACATTGAATTCATACCGTATTCAATTAAAGGATTAAGAAAAGCAAGTTGTTGTTCTTTTGTCATTGATTTAAATTCTAAAGTTGTCATAATCTTAATTTTTTGAAGTTTTTTAAATTCGTTTCCGTTGTATTGTAATACAAAGTTACATCTATTTTCTAAATTCCAAAACTTTTTATTAAAATTTTATAAAATTATTTAAGTTTTTTTGAATTACCTTTGCATATAAAATATACACACATGATATTCAGAAAGCGAAACAGAGCAGAACAAAACGAAAAGAACTTTCAAAAGTGGCTTAAAACCTACATTCCTGAAACAACAAAGCAGCGTATTGAATTAACAAGGGTATTCACAGATAGGGCTGGTAATAACTTCTATATTTTAAAAAACCCTGCAAATTTAACACGTGAACGGGCGCAAAGAATTGAGGAAGCCATGACAGCTATTGATTACGGTATTCATAAAAATGAAGTTGTCGAAAAGCTATCAGGTATTTTGGAAACGGTTGAGGATATGCCATGGCAAAATATGACACGTGATAAGTTAAAAGAATTTCATACTAAGTCAAAAGACCAATTGAATGATATTATTTATAGGCTTAAAAGTGTTAAGATAGATGACTTGTTACTTGAAGCTGGTTTGTATTTTTTCTATATTGACGGCGAAAACCCATACATTATTAACAGTGAAACACAACAACGAAAATTAGATGCAATTAAAAAGGATGATGAATTGCGCGCTTTTTTTTTGAACAGTATAGAACAAATCTTGAAAGGTTCGAGCGATATAAAAGGCTAAATTTTACAAGGCTAAACAAGATAGACCCAAAAGCAAAACCACAAAAACGCCCTCAAACATTTCAGCATGCAATACAAAAACTTAAAGAACAAAACCGTGAAAATGATTATATAATAACAAAGGGCGACCCGGTAGCAATGCAGAATGTTAGGTTTTGGGTTATACGTGATTATTACAGCGCACTAGAACAGATATTAAAAGATAATGACAGGGCTGAACAGGCTCAAAAAAATATTAAAAAGTAATGGCAGAAATAAAAGACGTTTACAGTTTAGAATTTAACAGCGGTCAATTTCAAAGCGAAATAGATTCTGCAATACAGCGAATCGAAGAACTTAACAGCGCAATGGAAAACGGTGCAGATGTTGCCGATGAATTAGCACAGGCACAGGGTTCTTTAGTCGATATTTTAGGAACTGAAGCTAAAGGTGTTGAACAATTGAATCAGAAACGTAACGTTTTAGTTAATACACAAAATAAGTTAAATAATGAATCTAAGGCAGGTGTTCAAGTTGGTAGGCAATTAGACACTACAAATAGACAGATAGCAGTTAGCACAGGGCAGGCAGCAACACAGCAAAGAAGTTTAGGACAAAATCTATTAGCTGGTACACGTGCAATAGGTCAAATGCGCCGTGTCACTTCTACCTTAACATTTGCTTTTAGGGCATTATCGGCCGCAATTCCATTTGGTGTTATACTTAGTTTAATTGGTCCTGTAATTGATTTTTTTAAAGACCTTTTCACTACTACCGACCAAACGGCTGAAAACATGGAAAAGCTATCAGATAGTACGTTGTCAATGGCAGAGCGTGTTAAAATTGCAGAAGTTGAAATGGAAAAACTTAATATAATTGAAGGCAAGCGCGGAAAATTAACAGATGAAGAAGAAAAAAGAAGACGCGAATTAGTGAAAACATATAAAGAAACATCTGAACAGATTATAAAAGAAGAGGAAGACCGATTATTAAAAATTAGTGGTATGCAAATTGATGCTGAACGTATTAGAATTAAATTACGTGGTGAAAGTATTCAACAAATTAAAGATTCTGCTGAACTTGAGAGAAAAGCTATTAACTTAGCAAATGAAAAACAAAGAAATGATGCTTATAGAAGAATGCAAGATGCTTTAAAAGAAAGAGATAAATTTGCATCAATGAATTTAATTAGTCAATCAATAGAACAGGATAAAATAGCAAGACAAGCAGAAGATGAATGGACGGCAATAAATCAACTTCAAAATGCACAAATTGACCAACTTAATAAAGATACTACAAAAGCAATAAATGATTTTATAAAAAAATCAAATGATGAACAACGCAAAATGGCACTTGACGCTGCGAATAAAGCAATAGAAGATGAAACAAACAGATTAAAAGAAATAATATTAAGAACTGAAGAGGGTAGTCAGGACAGATTAGATGCTGAACAAAACCTAATTGACCAATTGTTGATTTTAAGACAAAAATATGCAAAGGAATTAGAACTTGATGAAACTGAACTTAAAATCATGCAATTAGAAGGATTGCAAGAAAGGGAAAAACTGTTTGAAAAATACTATGAAAATTTAAAAGAAAAAAAAGACCAAAATAAGGATGCTATTATAGGACCAACAAAAGAAGATTTAATTCAAAAGCTAAAAGAATTGAATGATGCTTTAAAAGCTGAATCAGATTTGATTGAAAACAACAATGAAGCTAATTTAGCCAAACAGTTAGCAGTACTTGAAACAGAGCGCAATGATAAATTATTATATGCGGCACAAAATATAACCGACCAAGAACAACTTGCAAAGGCTTTTCAAGATATTGATGAGGGCTATAATAATGCAAGAAAAGAAATTGAAAAGAAGGCTAATATTGAAATATTAAATGAAAGGATTAAGCTATTAGAATCTTTAAAGTTAGTCGCTGCAAATTCAAATGATAAAGCAGCCGAAGCTGAATTGAATAAACAAATTGAACAGGCTAAATTGCAAGTTATTGAACTTAGCAAAATAAATACCGATGCCGCAAAAGAAAATGCGGACCGCGCTAAAGCTGAACAAAAGCAAAAAGAAGAACAGGACAAAGAAGCACTTGAAAAGCAAAAAGAATTAGTTGACCAAGCATCACAGTTAATCCAAGGCGTTTCTGATAATGTGTTCAATGTTTTAAACGCGCAAGTTGAAGCCTACATACAAGGGCTTGACAGGGCAATAGATAAAAGCAAATCAGCATTAGATGAAATACGTTCTAATAGCGAAAATTACAATGCGCGTCAATTAGAAATTGAAAAGGAACGACTTGAAAAATTAGAAGCTGAAAGGGCGCGAGCTGTTGAACGTGAAAAGACATTGGCATCTGTACAGTTAGCAATAAATGCAGCAATAGCAATTTCAAAGGCGGCGGCTGAAGGTGGCGCGGCAGCACCAATAACAATAGCCTTAACACTTGCATCACTTATTGCAGGTTTAGCACAGGCAAGGGTAGCAGCTAGCAACGCTTTTTTTCATGGTGTTGAATATCTTGAACGTGGCAATAACAAAGCAGGGCGCGACACAATCCCTGCAATGCTTAATGAAGGCGAACGCGTAATTACAACAGACACAAACAATAAGTATTGGGATGTGCTTAGTGCTGTTCACAATAATAGAATCCCTGCCGATGTGCTGAATACTTTTGCAAAGGCATATCAACAGGGCGGCATTAAAAACGCTTTAGGTGCTTTTAAGGATAACGTTAGCCTAAGTTCTGAATTAGGTCAAAAATCTATCTTTGTAAATGTAGCGCAAACATACGGCGGCATGGAAAATAGACTTGAACGTATTGAAGCGGTGCTAACTGAATTGCCAAAATATATGCCACGTACAACAGTAAGTGCAAATGCTAACGGTATATTTAAAATTGTTGAACAAAGACAGGCCCGTAAAAACTTTTCGCGTAATTGGTCAAAATAATAACGTTTTGTATAAATATTTAAACATCATAAATTATGCCTATCAAAAAATGCTTACCCGGTGACAATAAATGTATTTCAAAAGTAATTAAGCAGTTAGTTGCTGAAGGCTATCCACAACAGCAGGCGGTGGCAATTGCTTTAAATACTGTTAAGAAATGATAAAACAGATTATTATTATATCAGTTGCTGTTGCAATTGTTATATCTGTATTGTGCTATGTATTTATTAACAATAGCAATAAGCTGCACAAACAGATTATCGAAAACGAACAGCGAACCCGTGACAGTTTGTCACAAATATATGCTAAATTTGTTACAAAATCGGACAGCTTACAGGCACATATAGACAGCATGAACATTGACTTAGACAAACAAATAAAAAACTTTAGATATGACCTTTCCAGAATTAAGATTATTAAAGTACCGGTTGTTAATTACGATAATATTTCTGACACTTTGCTCATTAGTCGCCTCATGTCAGATTACAAAGGTAGATAATGGTTTTTTAATTTCGCGTGAATATGCTGAATTTATAGCAGCGCGTTTTGATAGCTTAGAAATATTTAAGTTAAAACATAAAGAAGCTATTGATAAAATAGAAGCATGCGATAGTATATTATATCAATCAGAAATGGTCATATCAGATATGAAAGTACAATATAATACACAAAGCGATATGCTAAGGTTAAAGGATGCAATGATTGCAAGTCATGAACGTGCTAGTGTTGTATGTAATGACTATGCAAGGCAAATCAAAAAAGAAAAACGTCTTAAAAAGATGTGGAAAATAACAACTTACGCGTTTATTAGTGTATCTTTGGGGGCAATAACTTATTCTATATTTAAATGAACGGCTTAGTAATATATTTTGATGGAATACCTCAAGACCTTGACAACTTCAACGGTACTGAATCGGCAAGTTTTGTATTTCGCCGCAAAGATGAAAACGGTGATTCGGCTTTTAGTTTTGCCCCTGAATTAACTGTAGTAGGTTCGACTTATGAATATGTCAAACAACAAATAATAAACGCTGTAAATCCAAATATTGCAGCCATACAGGTTTTAATTTATGATACATGCTGCACTAATTCCGATGGGTCTGATAGGTTATTATTTACGGGCAAAATTGAAGGCGGTTCTGTTCGCTGGTGTTCGTTCCCGACATGTGAGGCACAGGTTACTGTAGTAGATAATAGTGTTGATGCTGAAGCTATAAGATGTTTAAAAAATCATTTTCCTTGGGATAATTTAGATAAAAATGGCAATTTAATAACAAGGGGGTTTGATGAGTTTAGAGTAGCGCCGTTTACATATTATTGCAACGACCCAAAACCAAGTGGAACTTTAGAAGCAATGATGATTATAGGTTCATTTATTCAAATAACTTTAGCTCCTATTCTTTTTTTCTTTTCACTTATAGTTAACCAAAATTTATTTCAAAACCTACAAAATTATATTGTTGGTTGCGGATTTAGACATTTAACACCTTATTTGGATAGTCAGTTTAAAAACTTATGTAAGCTGTGCAATATAGGTTATCAGTCAAGTTTATTTGATGTTGGTGGTTATTATCACAATACAGTAAGAATGGATATTGGTTTTGTGCCGGGCGTAAGAGCAACAGTTACTCAATCGCAAGGATTAGCAGCTTATAATGATAATAAACCTAATTTAAACGGCATTCAATTCTTAGACCAACTTAAAGACTTTAATATAGAATGGCGCGTTGTTAATGGTATTTTACAGGTTGAGCGCAAAGATTATTTTACAGGTTTTCAATGGTTTGATACTGATAATTTACAGCAAAATCAATTGCTATCTATTTGTTATGAATCATTGGCTGAAAGACCTGCAAGTTATGGAGAATATGAATATGCAAAGGATGGTGTAGATAATAGTGGGGATGAAGTGGCTAAACGTTGGACTGATAGGGTTATAGATTGGAATCCTACTAATAACCCACAACAAACAGGATTATTTACTAAAAAATTACAATATGGTGCGGCACAATTTAGATATGATGCTAATAGACCGGATGTAAATCCAATAGATAAACCAATTTATTTTATTTATTATGCTTTTATTCAAGATGCTGAAAATAGATTTGCAATGTTTATTGATAAGGGAACAGCTGCATATCCAAAACTTATAAATTTAAATTCAGTAATAGACCAAAATACAAGTTTGTCAAATTTTCAAAGAGGTTATGCAAGACCTGATTTGTTTATAGATGCAGCAGGTTTGCGTGTTTACAACTATAAATGGCATATTCGTGAAAATCCTTTAGTTGATGGAAGCGGTCAAACATACGATACTGCCTATCAAAAACTTTTTTATATTGATGACCCTCGTTTAACATCTGTAAAAACGCGCAAAGTTACAATATCAATAACTGCTACATGTGATTTATTAGATACTTTAGATGTTGACAAATACGTTACAACTGAACAGGGCGATGTTCAAATAACAGAAATAACCTACGACACAAATAATAATTCATTAACTATACAAGGTTTAATATAATGTCTTATACTTACGATTCAATACAATTAGATTGCATAGATAGCAGCGGAACTGTTTTATATAATATTGCAACGTTTACAAGTAGTACTATACCAACAGTAGCTATAAAAGGTTTTGCAATAGGAATAAAATTAAGATTAACATTTACAATAAATAGTTCGGGCGCTAATAGCTTTTTAAATAAACAGCTTAGATTTAATCCTGGTCTTTATGTAACTACAAATCCAATAAGTGCTTTTGATTTCGGCTATGAAACATTAAGCCCATTAAGTACAACGCCCCAACAAGCTTTTTTAAATGTTAATAATCCTGTATTAGAAAATATATATTGTGAAATGTCAAAGAATGCAGCACCTCACGATATTGCCACAGTAGTATTTGAATTTTACGTTACTGATGATTTTATTGATTTTATTTTTGCAAATTCAACTGATTCAAATATAAATAAATTTTTAGCTTCTAATTATAGAGGCTGGCAAACTAATACGGGTCCAAGTATTTACAATACAAGTAGAAATTTAGGTTTAGGCTGTAAAGTTTTTGATTCAGCAGGTTTTGACATGGTAGTAACAACTCCTTTTGGTGCAAGATTTGCAAACATACCTATACAAGGTCGTTGGTATAATTCAGATTATACAGGTTATAGTTTTTTGATGCGATACATACGTGAACTTGAAATTAGTTCAGCATCGCAGGTTTCAGCTGGTTTACCTTTATTAACTAATGCAACGGCAACGGCGGCACAGCCAAGTAGGTTAATAATACCAAACGCTATTTTTACAGTTACTAATAATCAATTAGCAGTAGGTGAGGACAATTCAGTAAGGATATTATTAAGGGGTGATGCTTATAATGGTTCTGTCAATAATCCTGCAATTACAGATATTCGCGTTTTATTTTTTAGGGTAGATACCGTTTTAAATAATACTGATTTCGTTACTGACTTACAATTGTCTGATGCTGTAATACCAAGTTCACAACCTGTCGCAGGTCAATTAAATAATGCTATATATACGCCAAGTGTATGGTTTGAAAATGCACCTAATCCTGACGATATTGAAGTTCAATTTGTAATTGATGGCTCACAGTTACAAGTAAATGGACAATATTATATTGTAGTTAATATTCATGATGCTGTTAATCCTGAATATGTAACTTCACATCTTAGCCCTTTATTAGTTGCTACATATACAGCGCCTGCAATACCAACTTTAACAGGTTATTTAAGTACATATAATACTGAATATGGTGGGAATGAATTGACAATTGCACCGCACCAACGTATAAAGGCACGTTTAGAAATTGACAAACTTAGCTATGTATCGGCACTTAATGCTATTGGATTAGTTGGTAGTTTTGATGCAAGTTTAGCAGGCATTATTTGTAAACTTACAAACATTTCGGGCGTTGTAAACCAAGTGCAAGGCTATTTGCCAAATGGCATTACAACAAATGATATGACAGTTGTAACTGATACTGTAAATGATTTGGTTTTAGATTCTGTATTTAGAATAGCTGAAGAATATGCAGGCACAACAACTGAAATAACTTGGACAATAAGTTTAAATCAACCGACTTCAACAAATGGCATAACTCAATTTACACAAATAGATTACGTTCAAAAATTAGATGTTGATGTTTTTGAAAATGATGCAATAAGCCCTAATCTACTAAGTGTTAAATTTTATGATTTGGAAGATTATATCTTAGGCATAAAAACCGAAATAATAGATATTTGCGATGCTGACCAAATAATAGCTGAAGTTGAAAAAGACCCATTATTTACAGGTTCTATTAACCTAGTCGCTACTATATACCCTGCAAATGAATTAGGTGATACAAATAACAATGCCATTGAAGAAGAAGAAAGCTGGCAACCAATAACAATACAGATGAATCAGTTAGTTAGTGGAAAACTTGACGATGTTGATGCTTCTTTTGGTTCTGATGACTTTGCAATTTTTAAAATAAACTGTCAACAATTAACACAGGGTCAACGTTATTGGGTTACTGCAATTGCCTTTCAGCAAATACCCGATTATTGTCCTATTGGTTTGGTTGCACTTACAAGTACATCAACTTATAGAACTTTTGATGTTTTACCAAGGTGGACAATTACAGGAAATCCAACGGCTGTAATAGCTGAAATTTTAGCACATCCTGATTATGTTGGTAACTTAACAATTGTTCAAAACAATTTTGTAGATGGGGCAGGCAACCAAGTAGGCACTACAACTTATGCAGGCAATGTAGTTACTGCAATTAAAGTACTAGAATCAATACCTGTGGCTTATTATACATTTATTGTAGATGCTGACTTTGACCCGGGCACAGGCGCTCACACAATTAGACATGAAATTGTAATGCCCGTTCCAATTCCTCCAATTACTTTAATACCAATAACAACTTTTAGCAATAACTATAAATGCAGCGATTTAGGATAAAATTTTTTAGTTTAATTTTTTATTTGTACCTTTGCTTTTATATATATGTTAATAAATTATCCGATTACATACGTTCCTGAAATTTCAAGAACTTACGCATTTAGGCAGCCCGTACCTATTAGGTATGCCTGCCCTATATTGCCTGGTAACTTTATGCAAAATGAAACCGATGCGTGGAATTGTAATCTTTGCGGTTCTGATTTGCCTTTTTATATTCCTTATGTTGAAGGAGATGTTATACCATTTCAAACGCAATATACTGACCAATATAATCAACCTAATGATGTTTTAGTAGCAGGATTTCAAACAAGTACAAGTTCATCTCATTATGTTGTAGTTAGTTTATATGATTGCTGTGGTAACTTAGTGACTGACTTAATTGATGAATTTTCAGATAGCTATCATGTAGGTCAAAGTCTTGCAACGGGCAGCATTCAAACATGGTTTGTTAATACAGGTTTATTCCCTGCTGACTTAGATTGCTTTAGGCTTAAGATAGAATTTTTTAAAATAAATCAAATAAGTTTAGAACCTGAATTAGATAAGGTTCTATGGACTGAATATTATAAAGAAGTTGAAGGCTGTGGCAATTTAAATGATACATCACTAATTTATAGTACATATTCAAATTATGATTGCAATGGCAATTATTATGGAACTTTGACTAATTATTTAGGTTCTAATAATACGCCGTTTTATAATTCGCTTCGTATTTTTGGCAATGTAGAATTCTTTGGAGATACTGAAGCGATTACAGAAAATGACAGAAATGTAGTTATTAGTAAAGATATAACAGAAAATTACGGTATTATTTCAGGTGCTGTGCCGCCGTTCTACATTAAGTTATTACAACAAGCTGTGAGAGGCAATTATGTAACTGTAGATGGAATTGCATATCAGAATTATAGATATGATTCTAAGCCCGAAGATAACCGAATGTTTTTGTTGGATTTGTCTTTTGACAAAAAATGTCGAATTGATAATAAACAATGTAGGTGAGGTCGTGAATTCATTTACATAATATTTTAAAAACAAAAAATATGAATAATATTTCTTTTCTTAACGGTTTTTTAGGCGCTTTCGGTGTTTGCCCTCCTTGCATCGACGATGAAAACGTGCCTAATTACCTATGCGACCCATGCGATTCAACTGTATATTCAGGTGGTATTGCAGGCTGGTTTGCTAAAAAATGTTCTTATGAATTTTCTGATATTACCGATTCTAGTGAGTGGGAAACTGCTATTGCAACTAAGCAGGTTTTTGGACGCGTTAATGGTAGCCGTATTTCTGGTGGTCTTCCTGCGCCTGAATTTACGACTAAAAAACGCGGCTCATGCGGTCAAGAAGAAGTAGTAAAACAAAGCCGTGTTGTATCGCTTACCGATGCTGAAAACGACAATGATTTTACTATTGATGGTTTGTATAATTTCTTAGCTAATCCTGCAAATGCTTCAGGTTATGAATTTGGTTTTGTAACTTGTGATGGTCGTTTTCTAGGTTGGTATTCAAATGTAACAGTTCGCCCGTTTTATCAGATTGCTGAAACTGATGAAGACGATGCTTATTGGACAATTGAATTTAGATACAACGAACAACTTGGTACATTTAATCAGCAGCAATTGACATTCTTACTTACACAGTCTTATAATGTTTGTTGGGTTTCTATTATTACAGTAGCAGCCGCAGGCGGTGTTACAACTGTAAATGATGGTGATACTTTACAATTCTTTGCAACTGTAAGTCCAACAAATGCGACTGATACAAGTGTTACATGGTCTGTTGTTAATGGTACAGGTTCTGCTACAATCAATCCTACAACAGGATTATTAACTGCAACAGGTGCCGGTACAATTACTGTTTATGCAACAGCAAATGATGCTTCAGGTGTTAACGCTTTAATTGCAATTACTGTATTGCCATAATAGTTTTTAAGGGCAGTCTGAAATATGGCTGCCCTATTTAAAAATCAATAGAATGAACTTAGAACAGTTTAATGAATTTCTTAATTCTGTAAATGCTACAATATTAAATCCGCCCGTACATCCTTTTAAACAGGATTGGAAGCGTATTTATGAAAGCATTAAACCTCACTTCTATGGTGAGGTGCCGCCTGCTTTAGATAAGGCTTTTCCAAATGAAGATGAACAGATATTAAGTTATAGAAAAAACACATATCAACCTAAAACAGAAAGCCCGTTAGTTAAGGCTATTACTGAATTGCATAGGTTGTTAAGTTCTGCAAAGCATTCTGTAAGATTTGAAAACATGGACATGCAACAATTTGCCGAAAACGAAAAGTTCGGCGAAAGTAATTTGCAGTCATTTTTATTTTCTGTATTTATTCCAAATCGCGTACTTGACCCAAACGCGGTTTTGTTAATTGAGCCAAAAGGCGATGGCATTGAAACTGATAATGTAAGGGTTAATGTAGATATGAAAGTAATTCAGTCTGATAGAATTATTTTTAACGACCCTGAATATCGACTGTTAATATATAAAGGCATAAGTAAAAACAAATATGCTAACTTAGGTATTGAAAATCCGCTTTACTATCATATAGTTACTGACATGTTTTATGCACAGGCACGAAGCTATGGCGATAAAACAATGTTTGAAGTTATTTACGAACATAACAGCGGCATTATGCCATGGGTTACTTTGGGCGGTCGCGTTGTTCCTAAATATGATATTTATGGCAATACGTTTAAAATTTATAAGTCTGATTTTAGCCCTGCAATACCTTATCTTAATGATGCTGCTATTTTTGATAATCAGCACAAATCGGTTATGCTTGCAACGTGTTTTCCTATTAAATTTGTTGAGGGTGTTGATTGTAATAGTTGCAATGGTGTTGGTCGTATTCCTGACCCTGCAAATTATGACAATAGCATAACATGTAAAACATGTAGTGGACACGGTAAAACGTTAAGCATAACACCGCTTGCAGCTTATAACTTAAATCCTACAACTTCAAAATTTGGGGATAGCGATAAACAACAAGTTGAACCGATACGTTATTATAGTCCTGATGTAAGTACTATTCAGGAAACAAACAAAGTAGCTACCGAAGCGCTTGGAAAAGCTGAACAGGTGCTAAATATAAACCGTAGTTTAAAAGCTGCACAATCGGGCGTGGCAAAAGAATTAGACCGCGAACCTGAATATATAGAAGTTGGTAAAATTAGTGATGATGTTTATGCAAGATATAAGGATGTATTAAAAATTATACAGGCCATTGTTTTTATGGACACCGAAAGTCCTATTTTTGTAAATCCGCCTATTAGTTTTGACCTTAAAACAGAAACTGAACTAATGGCTGAATTTGCAATGTCACAGCAAGGTTTACCAACTGCAATACGTTATGAATCTTATATTAGCTATATTGACCGCCGTTACAATGCTGATGCTATTGCACGCCAAATAGCTACTATTTGCGCAATGTATAACAGCGCTTATCTTTATACAGTTGAAGAACGTGTTAATTTGCTGGCAAGTGGTCAAATAACAGAAAAGGATGCAATTAGCGCTCAATTTGTTTTTGATGCAATAACTGAATTATATTATGATGAGGGTTTTGACATTATGAATTCAGATTATACAGCTATTAAAGAAGCTATTGATGAAAAGTTAGCGCCGCGTTTTGATGCTGTTGCTAGTACTGATATTCCTGAAGTTAATATGGATGAGTTTAATAATGCTGAATAATGGACTTCAACAAACCCGAACGAATTAACGACAAAGCACTTGAAATTTTACAAAAGCGGTTTGATAAAGTAGAACCTAAATTTGTGAAACAAGTTGTCGATTGGATAGGTAAGTTTAGAACAACATCAGGCAATTTAGTAAGGTCAAAAGATAATTTAGCGCGTTTAAGTTCATTTAAAACTGCAATAAATAGGTTCTTAGAAAAGGCTGGTTATAATGTAATGGTATCGGGTTTTTTAGAAAACTTTGATGAAATAGGGGCAAATACACAGCTTGCTCAACAAGAACTAAACGGCTTAGATATTACAAAAAGTTTTTTAAATCCATTTAAGCGCTATGCTGTTAATAATGTAGTTGCTGCAATGCAAGGGCAAGGTTTAAATACTAATCTTATAAATCCTATAAAAAATGAATTACTAATTGCAGTAAATCAAGGTAGCAGCCTTACAGATGTTGTTACTTCAATAGCAGGTCAATTAACAACAACTGAAGCTAGGCAAGGCGTATTAAAACGAATTAGTTTGCAGGCATCACGTGACGCGTTATTACAATACGATGGAATAGTAAATGAAGCGGTGCGCAAAAGCTATAAATTAGATGCTTTATTATACGTTGGTAGTTTAGTAAAGGATAGCCGATTGCAATGTGAGGAATGGGTTAATTATGATAAAAATGGTAAGAAAGGCTTAATTTTATTTGAACAATTAGAGGAAGAAATTAAATTTGCAGAAAATGAAGGCACGGGCATGATACCAAATACAACGCCCGAAAACTTTTGCCAAAATCGCGGCGGTTATAATTGTAGGCATATCGCATACCCGGTACGGTCGGCTAATTATCAGAAAAAATAAAACACTATGTTATACATTAAAGCAAAACACAAAACAACGGGCACTGAATATAGATTCACAGCTACACAATGGTATGATGCACAGCAAACAGGCGATTATAATTATTTAGGAACTATTCATATTGCCGATTCGCCACAGCCACTACAGCAAAATACTACAACTGCAAAACGCGGTTGCGGATGTGCAAACAAAAATAAAAAATAATATTATGCCAAGATTTTATAAATTTGTAATTCAATTGGAATACAATACCGAAGCGCCGACACTTGAAGAATTGCAAAATGAATTTAATGAAGCTGTAAGTATTGAAGATTATAAGCTGGCAGCTGAAATAAAAAAAGAAATTGATTTGCATATTAAAAACAATGATACTGATTGTGAAACTGTTTATGAACTTGAAGATTATTGTTTTGTTGACCTTGATGAAATTGCAACTTTTTATAAATCAGAATGGGAAGATGGTTGCGAATTTACTAAGGTTATTTTAAAGAGCGGTTTTGAATTGCCGCTAAGTATAAGTTTTGAACAATTTACAAAATTATTTTTTAATATTAACACACCTGAAAATGCTTGACAAATTTGTAGAAAAATTGGGTATAGAACCCGAACTGATTCAAAAACTTGAATCAAACGAAATTAGCCTTGACGATGCTGTCACAGGTTATGTTTCTAAACTTGAAAAAACAGTACAGGAACGAATCGGCAAACAGATTGAAGAAGCTAAAAGCGCCGAGCTATTTGGTGCCGCTTATGCCAAAACAGAAAAGCAAATTGCTGAAGCCTTTGGTATTGATTTAAAAAAATACGAACCTGTTGATAAAAAAGATAGATTTAAAACAATTATTTCAGACTTAAAAAATGGTCAAGTAGAAATGATTGAAAAGCTAAAACAGGAATACACATCTGCCGATGCGCAAAAACTTCAACAGCTTACACAGCAATTAGAACTTGCAAACGCAAAGCTTACTGAAAAAGAAATGATAATGCAACAGGCTATCAAAGAAGAACAAAGCAAATTTGAAAGCTACATTAAAAATCAGCAAATTGAAAAGGTACGCGGTTCGCTTGTTGAATCTGTTAAAAATGCAAGATTAGCGCCAAAAGAAATGCGCGCTATTTTAGAAGCTGAAATTCGAGAACGTGGTTTTGATTTTGAAATTGACCCTGATGGTAATATTTGGGTAAACAAAGATAGCAATCGCGTAAAGCATCCGACTAAGCCTACTGAAAATTTAAAGTACGAAACATTATTTGAAATTATAGCAGCTGAATATAATTTTGAAAAACAATCAAACGGCGGTCAACAAAAAACGTTTGAAATTGATGAAAAAACAAAAACAGGCATACATCCAGCACGTTTAAAATATATGCAGCAAAACGGTCTTATTTAAATTAGTTTAATAGTTAGTTAGTTTGTTTGAGCAGTCTTTACGGGCTGCTTTTTTTATTTGAAACATTTTATAAAAAAATAATAATTTTATTAAAAAAAATAGTTATTATCTTTGCACAACGACCTCTCACAAAATAGGGTGCTAAGGCACAGAAAAAAAACAGAACGCTAATGGCAGCGTGGAAAATGCCAAAACAATTTTTTTTTAATTAAAATAATTTACAATAAATGTCAACAATAAAATTAGCTGATGCTTGGAAAATTATAGACATTTCGCTGAATAATAACAGCGGTATGCGCTCCATGCCATCTCCAAATATCGGTCTTTTGCAATTGCTAGTTAGCAGCGCAAATAAATCCGCTTCACAAGTTAAACTTGGTAACGTTCAAGCTGTTGACCAAGGTAACGGTAAAGTTTACAAAGTTTCACGCCGTTTTTTCCCTCGTTTAACTCAATCACTTACTAATGATGTAGAATATTGTCCAACTAGTGGCGATACTATTAAGCCTTTGTATGATGAAGTTGAAATCACAAACAAAACAGCTTCAGCAAAAGTAAAAATTGACGATGAACTAATTCGTTGTATTAAAGAAGGTAAAGCTGACTATCAGAATAG